AATGTCCGTGTCCAGGTAGCACCAATCGATGAACGCATCTTGCGCAAGAGAGGAGACTGACGTTTTCGTTACAGCAAACCCAATGCGTGTGATCTGCGTAAGGTCTGGGTCGACTCCGGTTGTATTCCCGATAAACCCGGCATCCGTCCTTACTCCGGTTTGCAGCCAGCCCCCTTTGTACTTCATGTTGTCGTTAGGGCTTGTATTAGGATTCCCACCTACGTTCCACCATCCTTGGTTACCTAGTGCGTCTTCCATCCATAGCTGTATTCCGCCGTTATAGTCAGCAGCAAGGTCAAGGTAATCCAGAACATACACCCAGAACCAAATCTCTCGAATGCCCCCGACACTACTCAAGTCACGAGCGGTAGCGAACGTCGGTCCCCACACGACTGTTCCAGTGGTGTCTGCCTGCCACCCGATGCACGCAGTCCCTTGCCGATTGATGTCCGTGTTCAGCGCAAGCGACGTCGGCCCTACCCATCCAGTCAGGGATTCCATGTCGTACAGCGTGATGAAGTTCTGTGTAACGGTGAAGGCCATTGCCTATAACCTATACATAGTTAAGCGTTAAGTGGTTAGCCCATATGTTATCAAACAGATCGTCACCATCTGCCCAAAGATCCTGATAATCAAGATTACCATTGGCATCCACGGCCAAAACCCGCTTCCGGATACGCCAGACAGGATCGGTTTCCAAAGACCCCGGAGCGGCCCACCCTTTGTACGACGCTCCTCCTTCATCATCAACTCGGACTGCGTATGGCACTTCTTCACCTCCTGCTGGTCCCGAAGGGCCAGAAGGGCCTGCCGGCCCTTGATACCCGACTGTCAGGATATTGACGCTCTGCTGTGAGACTGTTACGTTTGTGTCTTGGGTTGTAGATTCCACAATCTGATTGGCAGTATTGTCAATCTTAACCTCCGACGGCGTCGCCGCTACGTCCACATTGGTCGAACCATCCAGCGGGTATACCCCCGTCTTTGTAGCCATCAGCGAGTGACCTCCGGCGACAGATAGACGCTGCCCTTCAGCAGGCGGGTAACGGTCCCGTCGAGCGCAGTCAGCTCTAGGTCGTAGACAGCCTCTTGGAAGGTGAACGAGGCGGTCGTCGTAGCAGGGATGCCGAAGGTAATCGTACCCGCAACCCCGCCTAAGACAAGCTCTCCGTTAGTCGTGGACAGCTCGTGGATGACCGTAGAATCGTCCACCGTCGCTCGAATCTGCATCCGGGCTGTATATCCCGTAAGATCTATAGGGTTTCCAGCTTGGTCCTTCCACGTCATGACGGGGTTAAACGTAGCCCCCTGCTCAATCGTCAGGTGGAGTGTTCCTGCCTTCTCAGCCAGCCTGCACGCTGCCATATCACATTACCCCAAGCTCGGCGATTCCTGTGGCCACAGGGGCATAGATCGACGCTGCATCAAGCGGGACATAGTCCTCCCACTTCGGATTCTGCCTGATCACGATCTCATTGATCTGCTCAAGCGTAGGTCCAGCGAAGCTCTCCACCCCGATACCCCCATATTTAATATCCATTGTAGCATCTACAGCGAGGGTGCCAAGGCCCAAAACCCCTGACCGTTCAATAGCATACGTCACGTGGTCCATCGTATCCCAATTCACCTTGTTTGGGTCCTCGTCGCCCATGTGTTGAATCAGATCGCGCAGCATCTCGGACGCCATCATCGCAGGGATGAACATGGCATAGGCCAGCAGCGGAGCTAGATTGCCGTTCGCGGCCTCGGACACAACCCGCTTTGTGATCCGCTCATGGAAAGCCCACGTAAACGACTTGAGATGGAACACCAGCATGAAATGCGGATCGGAGGCCCAGATCGGACGTAGTGCTGCGTTGGGGCGCAAAATCGCCGTATCGGTGAACTTGTGAATCGCCGCACGAACCCGGTTATCGCGATCCAGTTCGCGCTGAGCTTCTTCGTCGCCATCCAATGCCCGGTTACGCAGTTCCTGCCGGAACGTCTTAGGCAAGATCAGTACGCTCCCCTCCTTGTCAAATTTCACATCATCCGGTGTCAGATTCAGCTCGGCGAGATACCGCTCACTGTTCTCGTTCGGGTTGTTGACGTGTCGGCGTATAAACCGCATTGCTGCGTCTGTACCCATAATCCGGGTCGCCCGGGTCCAGCCTTGGAGGCCGATAGCCTTAAAGAAGCCCTCGTTGATTCGACGCAGTTTACCTGTGATGAATACCCCACCATATTCCCAGTTAAGTGCATCCAGCGTCATATGCCGGTCAATAACCCCGAGCGCTTCTGCAATGTCAGTCAGAACGGTCGGGTCACCAGCCGCTTCCTTGTACACTTCTTTCATCCCTGCCTTGAAGGCTTGGAAAGCAATTCCTACCTCGCCAGTGCGGACCGCGATCCCTATCGGATCGACAAGGGAAGTAATCGTCGCCAAACTCAGGAGGCGTAAGTTCTGATACACCATCACCGCACCCATGACCTTCTGAGCCCGAGGGTTAATAACCTCGCCTTCTGGGGCCTCTTTGCCGAATAAGCGATACAGGCGTTGGTTGGTTTTGTACCCAGCAATCCCCATAGCAGCATCCATAAAGTCATTCGCCATTTGGATCTGTTCATCTGAGGCGCCGTACTCTTTCGCTTTCATCAGCATACGTTCCAACCTACCATCGCCAAAGCGGCGTTGAAACTCAGCCCGCTTCGCCGCCTGAGCGATGTACGTCGTCAAGGTCCGCCCGATGTTGTCGTCCATGAACTCACCGAACCGCGCACGCTGCTCAGGCGTAGCGACCTCGTCGATGAACCGCAACGTACGTTCGTTTATGGCCCTCATGCCCGGAGTCAGCGTAACTGGAGAGTCGCTAATTTCAACATCAGCATATCCATCGTTACTAATCAAAGCGCGGTAGATACCCTCCGGGGTCAGCCCTTCTGGCATAGCCTGTCGTATATTAGGCTCATTCAACAAAGCAATGAACTCATCCTTATTCCACGTCAATTTATTGGAATCGAAGACCCACGGAAAGTAGTTCTCTATGTAACCTATACGTACACCAGCGTCGGTAAGCTCTTGGTATATCTCATCGAGAACCCTCTTTACTTGCGATGCAGCATAATTAACCTCCGGGTCTGAGTGAGGGCGATTCGTATTCAGAACTTCGGCTACAGCTTGTCCAAATTCCTCCGTCTGGCGCTTGTCTGTATCGAATATGTTGTAAATGCGGTTTGTGAATCTGCCAATCAGCCGCGTCCTCGCCGAGAACATATCCTCGTCGACGTACTCCCCATATTTCCCATCGACCCGGTTCGCAATCTCGATCAGGTACGGGTTCTCGGTACTGCGCATACGCGTCCCTGCCGCAGAGAACAACGCACGCCATATACTGCTCTCCATCGTCGACTCCCACGCCGGGGCAAGGACATCGTGTACCGCCCGCTGAATCAGCGTATCCTTGGTCGGTGTTTGAAGCACGTACCGAGCGTCTGCGTCGGTCAGCTGTTCGTGCGCCTTCAGGTAAGCTTCGCCGGAAGCAAAGGACTTCATGATAAGTTCGGCGTTCTTCGCTTCATCGACCAGACCGAACAGCGTACGCAGCAAGCCGACGATCTTATCCATCGTCGTCGCCGTTCTGCGACTGAGGCTGACTTCCCCAGCCATCCACAGCTGAAATGCGTACCCCATCATAGCTTCTGGATTAGTACGCGCAACCTGCTGCGATTCAGGGATACCGGCGAGGTACCGCATAACCTGCCTGCGAACGTATGGTGAGTTTGTTGCACGGATAATCAGATTGCGCTCTTTCTCACTCAACAACGTACGTACACCACGGATGAAGGACTCATGGGCCGCAGCAGATAATGGGTTTCGGCGCATCGCAACCGCCATATCCATAAGCTGCTCAAGACGAGCATCTGTCAGCTCTTCGCCCAGAACCCGCTTGTAGTACTTAGACAGTATCTTGCGTATCTCAGACTTATTAAAGTCATCCTTGACAGGGCGGATTACTTCGACAGGCGAGTTGCTGCGCCAGAAGTTAAGGAGCACATCAACAGGCTCTGGGCCCTTCATACGGTAGCGCGGAGACTGGCGCATGACATTATCAACGAACTCCGTAACAGAGCTGGTGTATAGCTGGTCGAAAGAAAGGTTGAACAACAGGCTAAGCTTGACCACCAGTTTTTCTATAGCGCGTTGGAACTTTGTCTTAGGCGGTGTTGGATCGACGAGTCGTGCAGCAGCGCGATCTGCAAACCACTCCTCGAACTTACGTATGTAACGGTACGTAGCCCAATCGGTATCAAGCTCCATCCTTGCCTGTATTACATCAAGCAACACTTTGCGATCTTTGAACAACGTGTCGAAGAACTCAAATTCTTGCTTAGGCGTCTCTGTCTGCGAAAGGAAGTATTCGTACTCCTCCCGTATCGCTGCCATATCTTCAGAGGACGCCGTACGGAAAAACTCATACTCGACAAGATGACCAACTTCGTGCGCTAGTGCGTTTGCCATCGCCTGCGGTGTCATCGTAGGCGCAACGAATATGGCATAGCCACCGTCCTTGTACATGACAGCGAGGCCAAACGGCATCCTACTAAAAGGCGACACAGTAGCTTCACTCGGGGCAAGTAGCTTTACCTTCTCCCTCGGAATACCGACCCGATCAAGCAACGTGTTAAGCTGCTGCCGGATAACCTTGTATTCTACGGAGTTGAGCCACTCTTCATCAGACCGCTTCGCTACCTCGCGGACCATAGCGTTGTAATCGCCGTATGGTGATGCTTTCATCTCATGCATCTTACGCACAGCGTCCAATAGCTCACGCCGTTTCTCGGACTGTGTTTCTGCAATCTTGTTAGCGATAATCGCCTGTTCGTTCCTGACTTCTTTCAACACCTCCTTCCAAGTAAGATTCGACTTGAATCGTCCAGTCATCTTGGTGTATGCCTGATTCCAGTACTTCCTGTACTTGGGGTCTGGCATCACCAACAGCATCGTGTAGAGGTCATTCAGCGACTGATACGCACGCATCGCAGCGTCGTACGCGCCCTGCATGTCCCCTTCGGCCCTCATCTTCTCAAACCGATCTTCCATGATATCGAAGTTGAACAGGTTCTCTGGCGAAGGCACATCCGCCCGGGAATAGCCACGATCGATCAGCACCTTGTCTACAGCAGCTATATCACCAGACTCCACGCCTGTCCCAACTTCATCAGGAGCGTCCCTGTACGCCATTTCTTCAGCGTACGCCTCCTTCTTGGCAGCCTGCTCTTGCTCTTGGCGATACTGCTCTTGCGCCCTGACCAACTCGCGTTCAGCGGCTTCTATATCCGCCTCCAGTGTCGGCAGCTGTTTGCGCAGGCGGATGTACTGCTGGCGGAGTTTGTTCAGCTTCTCCACATCAGACTCAACGACCATCTTCTCGACGATACTGCGCAGTTTCTTACCTTGGCGTTCAAGCTCTGCCAGCTTTGATTTAGCGCTCAGCAACCGCGCAGTAGCGGATACAGCCTTCGCCTTGGCGCGTGCCGGACCCTTCTTCTCGATGTCGAGTAGCGTAATACGCTTGGGCGGTAGGCCCCCCTCCCGTTTCTGGTAATAAACGCCCAGATCTGCCTTCTGCCTCTCTGTCAGGTTATCGAGGAAGCTGAAGTCAACGTCCTTTACGTTCGGGAGGGAGGCGATCGAAGACAGTCCAGCCATGACGGCTGTAGCAACACGGTCATCTAGCGCCCCCTGTGTCGCGCCGATCTTGTTCATCATCGTGTTCGCTAAGCGCATCATGTTAACGGAGTAGGTCCGCCATTTGCCTTCGGCGTCCTTCAGGCGAATAAGGATCTCGCCCTCGCGGGGGGTGTTGCTACGTCCGGGCTTGCGCAGTATGGCTGACGAGAACCGGTCTGCAGCTGTGCTGCCTCTACCAAACAGCTCCTGATTGGTCAACGACAGTTCATCTACATTTTCTAGCACAGAGGCAATCGGGTCTTTCTCAATGACTTCAAGCCCCTTGAGGAACTCCATCGTCCCCTTCTTTTTCAGTACCGGAGCCAACTTCGGGAACCGCTCAACGACCTTACGCGCAACCTCCTCAGCTACAACAGACACCGACTTGCCTTGCTGCTCAGCCTGCCGGTCTACAATCTCCGCATAGGTCACTTTCCTATACGGTGAATTAGTTTCGAGGTAGCGTTGAATCGCCTCTTCGCCCTTGCCCTGCAGTCGCATTTCTTCGACCTTGGCGGCGATGTCAGGATTACGCTGAAGCAGGGTCTCCAACGCCTTGTCGGAGCCAGAGTACGCCTTTACCCCAGCCTCTTCCCACAGCTCCACCGAGGGCCAAGGCATCTGCGATGTCTGATCGTAGAAATACAGTTCGGCGTTTGGATTATCGAGGATGGTGCGGCCTACGAAATAAGACTCAAGCTCGTCGAGCATTTGCTGCGGATCGGAGTACCCCATCTCAGAGGCCATCGCGTTGACCTCTTCCGGCTTGGCCGAAGTCCGCAGATACTCCAGATACTTCAGTGGATCGTTCGCAAAGGGGGCAGTCTGCTCGCCCGGGTCCTGAAGCTTATCCAGCCCAGCACGCGCAGCAGCCGCGCCGCCAGTCATCACACCACCTGCGACTGCACCGATCGCCGCAGCATCGAGCGCCCGCTGGAACTCGTCCGGGGCCAGAGGGGCGAAGACCGTCTCGCCTTTGGCCTGCCGCAACGCGCCGATGTCGATCAGCTCCTGTGTCCCCTCTGTTGCTCCTTCGCGTACAACTGCCCCGCTGATCTCGCGTCGCAGCCCACCCCTGACGCCGGGCAGCCCCTTCTCGAACGGACGCAGGGCCCGACCAAGCGAAAACACATCCAACGCCCCTTTCGCCACCCCCGCTGCGAGCGCCAACCCCGGGCGCTCCTGCCCGATTTCACGCTGGATCTCCCCGTAAGTGATACCTGTCTCGGGAACAGCAACAGCCCCGAAAGTCCCAGCCTCCCTCGCAACGGCGCTACCGCCTCCCAACTTCGAGCCCAGTCCACGTCCTGCGATCGCCGTCGCTACGGTAGGGACCGTTTCTCCGAGCCCGCCAATAGCGAAGTCAACGTAGTCGGATACCGCCGCTGCATCCTTGAGGGAAGGAACTCGCGCCGGAGCAGCCTGCGCTCGCCGCAGACTCTGATTGGCACGCTCCGTCAGCGATTGTGCCAGCTCCTGCGCATTCACCTGATTGGCTAGCAGCGACCCGAAATCAGCGAACGCCGCTGCTGTCTTCTGACCACCACGGAACAGACCTTTCTGGAACTCGCTTGCGTAGCGATAATCCGGAGCTTCAGGCGCGGGTGCGTCCCCGGTAATCAGTACGTTATCGGGTACCTTTGGCGTGAATACCGGCATTATTGCCCCCGTCTGACCGACTTGGTTTTCCCGTTCTTGTCCAACCTAGACAGCTGCTCGATGACCCACACCGTCTCCGGATCAAGGTTATCCTTGTACACGTAGGCGTTCGGGCCCAAAGCGAATACATCGTTCGGGGAAATCCATTCAGGCAAGATACTCTCGCCCTTGCCCTCGATCACATCACTGAACGACAGGTTTTCGAGATCACTCTGTGTTGGTTCTCGGCCGCCGAAGAACACCGTCTTGAACCAATCCCACAACCCGCGTTCGCTCTTTATCCCCTCGATTAACCGCTGCTTGGCAATACGCCGAGCGGCGATGCCATCCGGAGTCGTGAAGAACTTCTGCGGATTCTTGGCAGCTTCGTTCTTGGCAACGTACAGCAACTGTCGCTCAGGATCTTCAGGGAACAGCTGTTGGGCCTGCTCCTCGTAGCGCTGCCGTGCCTGCCGTTGCTGATCTGTCATCATCCGCTGCTGTTCAAGCCCAAACCGAGCAAGGTTAAGCTGGTAGTTTCGATCTGCATTAGCCTGCGCCCGCGCCTGTCCAGTCAGCTTCAGCGCAGCTTTTGACTGCTCAGCCTGTTGGTTAAGAAGCGAGTTCAGCTCCTTTTCGAGAGCGCTTCTATTACGACGTTCTTCAAGTAAGCTGCCAAGCGACTGCCGTAGCCCACGACCCGGTTGAGCAAGTTTTTTGCGAATTTCATCGATTCGGCTTTGAATGGGATCTGCATTTTGTCCTCCTATGATTGCACTGACATCTTCACCACGAGCAATAGCCGCCTTAACTGCTTCATTCAGCGCCTGACGATTCTCGTCACCGACAGCCATACTCGCAACAGCTTGCCCGGGTAAATAAGATACCGCGCCTTTACCCTGTCCGACAGTCCCTAGCTGCTGACGCAGACTCTGAAACTGGTCGAACGGTGCACTGATCTCGCCGCCCGGTACAGAGGCAACGACCTGCCCGTCTCGTATGGGCAGCCCCTCTACCGAAGAGGCATTGATACCGATAGCCTCCTGATTACCACGAATGCCGAGCCGCTGATTCTGTTCATTCTGGGCTTGGCCATAGGCATCAGCAGCTGCCTTCTGTGCTCGCGCAAATCGATCGCCGAGCCCGCCGTACGGTACGCCCGTCGCTTCGTCGTCAGCGAGAAACCCTGCCGCAAAACCACCGAGCGACGCCGCTGCAGGGACTGTCACATCAGGCAGAAGAGCGCTGTTTTCCACCGTGCGCTTGGCCAGAGAAGCCAGTGCCCCGCCTTCCTTCGCAACCGTTGCATCAGGGAGATCCGCTACGCCCATTCCCGCACGTAACCCGGCCTGCCCAAGATCGAACGCAGCGATTCCGCGTGCAATCTTCGCCTTGGATACCGGCTTACGTTGCACCCCAGTCCGTAACCCGCCCTTCTTGGCTTTATTCGGGTCGTAGTACACCTTATCTACATCAGCCATAATTAGCCTCCACCAGAATCCTGTGCAATCGTCTCGTAGGCGATAGTTGCCATAGTGTTCTGGCTGCCAACCGCCGCCGCTGCGAGATCGCCCATTGTCTTTGCCGCTGCCATCGCTGCCTTAGCTGTGTTCTCAGCCGTCGACCTGAAGTTTTCCAAATCAATCCGTCGCTGCTCCATGGTCAACTTGCCTTCTTCGACAGCTTCTTGCAGCGCCTGTGCCCGCTGTTGGACAGCGAACGTATACGAAGCAATAACCGCACCTCTGAGCTTAACTATCGCGTCGGTCATCGTCCTGACCGTTTCCTCCATACTCGTACGAGCGCTGGTTACAGTCTTTAGGAAATCTACGAAGGTAGAACTCACTCCCTGCTGTAACGATACGAAAGCTTGGATGTACGCCTGCTGAGCTTCGAATCCTCGTTTGGCCTGATCAATGTACACATCACGCGACGCCGAAGCCTTTGCAACTATCGCTTCATCTCTAGCCTCGTCAATCCGAGCCGCCATGGTCCCGGGCGGTAGTGGGAACCCACGTGCTGCGAAAGCAGATACCGCCTCTTGTTCTGCCTGTGCCTGCTGCTTAGCAGCCTTGTCATCGAATCTGGCTTGTAGCTGGTTCTCTACGTCTACAGGCAGTCCGTACTCGCCTGACAGCCCGCCGAGAAGAAAACTCTTCAGCTGATTTATGTCATTGTCGAAGTTAAAGGCAGAATCGAAAGCTCTGGATAACGTGCTTATAAGTTCGACAGCGTTGTACCCATCGCCGCTACCCCCGTATATCGAATCGACATTAAGGTTGCCTATCGCATTCCTGATTATCGCATCATACGCATCAGGGATATCCCCACGCAGTGTCGTTGAAGTCTCCGTAGCAATGTCAGACAGAACCTTATTTACGCTGGCATCGAAATTTATGTTCTCTACATTAAGTTGATACCCCTCGCCGTAGTTAGACAGGAATACGGACGCAGCAGACACTGCCTGAGAAGCATAGTTTTCCGCTGCCTGCTGCGCAGACTTTGCCCTCTGCCAAGCTGAGTCTATCGTCTTCTGTAGGGTCTGCTCTGTTACGCCCATGTTCACACCCTCCTACTAAGGAGTATAGGCTTAAATTCAAGCGTGTCCAATTCAAAATCACCGCCTTTTGTATTGCTAAGCGTGAATTGGAAATAATGCCCATTTATGCCTTTGCCTATCTTCACCCGCTGCTCTCTAAGCGATTCGCTTGTACTGTCAATAGTATACCAGTACTCTTTCCTACTACCTGTCGAATCATCTCTATACAATACCTTTAGCACAATCGGTGTGTCATTCCTTAATCCGATATACGCACGTTCTATACGTTTCCTTGCTCCTCTACTAAACGAAAACAGCTTAGTTGTTATATAAGCCTCTATAGAGGTACCGTCGTCATCTTGCCCCCCAAATTCGACTATGCCTTCACCATCGCTAGCAAAGAGTCTGCCGCCACTGTGCGCTATAGAATTAAATGGAGTATTAGTGTATTCCGTAACTGAAGTAGTCTCGGAGTTCAGGACAACCCCTATGTAGCTATCCCCGTCGATGTTAAACCCCGATATAAACCCGTACCCCTCAGATATAAAATAGGGGATAGCTAAGTTTTCCGATCCCGTACCAAGTATACCAACCTCCTCGTCAATAACAGGTAAAGCCGCTAGCGTTATTGTATGGATAGCGGTTTCACCAAGTATTTCAACAACATCACCAGCCGCTGCCAATGAAAACGAAGAATTGTTATCAGTGTCTATGCCAAGTACTGACTGCGCTATAGCAACAAACCCTACAGACCCAGTATCAGTTCTTCCTATAATCTCTACAGGGAATTCTCTGTGTTTGTTTGCATACTGAACTAACTCAATACCGGCGCCGGCGTTCCATAACGTATTCATATCCGTAGTAGTCAGAACTCTGTTAAATAGCGCTATTTCATCTACTATACCGTCGAAGTAAACCAAGCTAGTTACCTCAGACGTGTTATCTCCTATATACCAAGTATTAGAATATGGGTACAAATTCTGCTTATCTACCCCGCTACTAAGCACAAGAGCGTTGTCTGCGTATATAGATACCCCTGTTGTAGAAGCATCGCTTATAACAACAACCATGTGGTTTGTTGCCAATGTAGGAGAGTATGCTGCACTTACAACGCCTACCAGTCCTGTACCTTCAAATACAATATTACCGTTATTAAAGTACAATGCGAACCCATCCGCTCCGTTCAGTATACTGGCCAAATACGTGTTTCTAGTCGCATCCAGACTGGTCGGGTTGTACCACATAACAAACGACCACGAATCGTACACAGTTGAGTTGCTATAGTCAGCCAGTTTTACAAGCGCTGAGTGAGAAGTGCCTTGCCCGTTTGCAGTGAGGTTCCTCGAATACCCTATTATACCGTTATTTATTAACGTTGCATCGCCAACGTCGTTAGTTACATTTGCTACTAACCCGCCAACAATATCTCTACATATCGATGTTTCAAATACATCGAACATAGGAAAGTACGCTAATACGCCATCAGCGGCGGCGTCAGATTCGTAAGCATATCCTGTAGTTGGTATCGCCATCTATATCAATCCTATCTTCCCTAGTGTTCCGTATTGGTTCGGTACTTTAGTATTATATCTGCCTACACTTAAAAATTCCTGCAGATCTACCTCGTCAATTAAAGCCTGCTCCCTGAATACAAATACCCTTGCTGGGAGACCTATGTCTTGATTCATTGAGAATATAACGTACGTATTTGCTCCACTAACAAAGTACTGTACTTCGCATGTTAGTCCGTATGCATTTACCGTACCAACAGAATACCCTCTTAGCATAAAACTTACTTTAGATGTGGCAGCTGTCGGCCCCCCACACGGCTTCACTCCAGTCTCAGAACATACCTGCGCGTTGTTTGGTACTGTACCGTTTATAGATGCGCCGACCCATACAGGATCTTTTGGTATTCTGTATGTTAGTATTAAGTTGCTATAAATATACAGCTTCAATTCGAATGAAACTGACGACCCATCAACTGGAATGGGGACAGCTACACATGCTATATCTATAGCCGCATTTGCGTACAATATTACCGGGTCTATGCCACTCGTTGTCTTTAGTCCGGGATACATCCCAGCCTGAGTACTCAAATGCCTTATTACCCCATTACTGAATAACAAACTGAAAGACGCGGATGAATCTGTAGTCAACGAAGCCTCGTTATAATCTCCATAGAACGTAGCAACATCTCTAAGGAATATAGCCTTTACTTCGCCACCAACGATCTTTACATCTAGCGGAAAGTCTGCTGTTTCCTTGACCTGCTCTACCCCTGGACCATACACATATACAGGCAGCCTTACTAATTCCCCGTATAGCCTAGTCAGATATGTTTTACACAAAACTTGCCCGCCTGAATACGAATACTCTGTTGATGGCGGTCTTGCATAGCCTAGAACCCTACCTATATCATGCCCCCAATATACATAAGCAGAGCTGTTGGTTTCGAAGTCATATTTATATATGTATATTACTATGTTCCCATTTATATACGCTCTCCTAACTGCGACAGCAGTCGTACCGTCGTCAGATATAGACCAATCAGATATATTCCCAGCAAAGAGTATGTTTGTTGAGGGAAAACCCCTGCCCGACCCCCTCGCTTTGTAAGCTCCTAGGTATTCACGCATACCATAAGATGCGATCTTTTTTATAGTATACGCGTATAAATTATCCAACGGAGCTTCTATGACATACTCATCCTCAATACATAATCTGTTGTCAGAAAATTCACCGAGGATAGCACGTATATAGTCCTTTCCGTCTCTACGCACTATACACGCCCCGAGAACAAATCGATCTCTGAACGGGAACTCAGCTATAACTTCCCCGCCCATATACACTCTGTTACTTAATCCTGTATAGGCTGGACTTTTAGATCCGCGATACCCTGCACCGTATACAAGCGGAGAACCCTTTTCGTCGTCTGCGTTTGTATAGTGACCGAAAGGCAAAAGCCCAAAAATCCAAGTCATACTAAGCCTGAACGTACACTTGAATCTCATCCCTATAGAAGCTAGCGTTTTCCTATCTCTATACAAAGACCTATTAACATCGTCGTAATCGGGCGGATAATGCGTCCTCTCCATGCCGCAAGCGACCTTACAGCCTTCTGTGAATATATAGGAATCCATAGGGATGCTTGTTAACTCACCTGTACTACCTATCCCATCCCATGAAACAATAGTACCGTCCTTACCCATCCAGTAGGATGTGCCATATAACAGCCCGCGCTCGGGCTCGTCCAAGTATTTCTTGAACTCAGGTATAGTCTTATAATCGGGATACCTATAAAGTCTACGACTAGCTGGGTCTATTAGTACTTCCCTAGCTATATCGCTACCCTTTGTACCCATAGGGTTACCGTTAACATCCTTCTGGTTAGTGTCTTCGTACGGATACCCCCACCCAGTTGTACTATCCATGTCCCATGGAATACCTATAAACCTCGCCTTAACGAAAGACGATACGTGTATAATTATCCTATCTACAACACCACCGATGCGTATAGTTACAGTTACATCGTTGTACGGACGTAGTACCTTTGTACCCTCGAACCCAATACTACGCAACGCAGAAAGCTTCTGCTTGGCAAACCCAACCCACCGAGCGGCTTCTGTCTTATCACCAGATAGAGTTATAGAAGGTTGCATACCATTTAGACATCCTGAGCAGTCAGTGTATAAGTCACAAACAACTGATCACCAGCGATCACAGACCGTGCATTAGTAAACAATGCTGCGGACATCAACGTACCAAGAGTAGACTGCTTCGTACTCTCAGAAATAAGGAATACACCGTACATTGTTCTAGCAGCGTTGATGGTGAATACGGCGCGGCTAGCCGAGTTATCAATCGAATTACTTACTACCGCGCCCGGCGTAAACGCAGGACGCGTTAGCTCGCTATACGCAGTAGACTCAATAGCGTTCGCTGATATTGTCGCAGCGGTATCAGCTGCTAACGGCGTATAATTCGACTCGTAGATACCCAGATACCACGCTGTGATCTGCGTACCCCCTGCGATGACTACTGACAGAGTATGCGACAGTCCCTCGTCGACAACAATGTTATGAGTATCATCCACACCGATGAGCTCACCGTTACGGTAGTGCTCAGTATGAACTATGCCCTCTACCCCAATGTTGAAGCTGTCAGGCGTTATGATCTTACCCATGATTAGTCCTCCTATGTTATTACAATGCCGTTCCTAACAACTTCAGCAACGGCGACATCTGATGTGTACATATTAGACCGGGTACCATCACCAGCCTGCAATATACTTACAAACTGCGCTACACCCTCATTTAGACGGAACGCGGCAGTGCCGGATAGTGACTCAGGAACAGCATATCGCCCTTTGGTCAAATTCGTAAACTCGCCACCAACGCCCCCGCATACCCCTTCCCTTGTCACCCACATCCACGCTCGAGAACCCTTCCCCTCCCCAAAATAATCTCGTGGGATCTCTACAGCAGTTCCCTCTACAGCTCCATAATCCGCAACCGTTGTTATTGCGAACTCTTCCGGGTTACGCCCATTAACGTAGTACGTATGGTCCTCGTCAGCGATGTACATACCATCGTCTGTGCTGACCATAAGTGTTATCTTAGAAGGGAACTGAAGGAAGTTTCGGGTAACTCTAGTCAGCCCGTACTGAAACGGCTCTGAATAGTACACTACGTTATTAACTGCGACGTAAAGCCGCTGTTGATGGTACGTAAGCAAATGCCCGGCAGGCATTGTTGTCATATACCGAGTCCGCAACTGCGCCCCAGAAGGTATCGACGTTACCTGTACATCCACTGTACCTGTACTTACTTCTGCGTATCTGTAAAACACATCGCCGTTGGGAGAGGTTACATAAACTGCAATCTTCTCCGCCCCAATCACAGAAGCCGGTATGCCATATACGATTATAGATGAACCTGCATCAAGTTTTATGAATTCTTCTTGTGTAGACCCCGACTCACGCCCTGTAGTGTCAACAGCGGTAAACGCTACACCATACCACCCTGCCGGAAGAATGCCAGAACCTGACATCAGGGTGGGGGTTGTGGGCGGAGTCGGGATGCCCATCACCGTGTCAACCTTGTCCTTGGTGTACACGCCTGTTTGGTTGCCATCAGTAAAGTAAACATCACCAAAAATATCTTGGTATGCGACCTTACCAAATCGAGTCATACTTGTTCTTATGGCTGTCGCCTGATTTGTTTCCGGATCGAACTCCTTAAGCGTTCCGTCCTCAACAAACAGAATCACCTTCCCATTCGACCATAGGCTATGCGTATTAACGCCCGCATAGACCTTTGTATAGCCTTCTCTACGACGTACACGCAATGCGCCGTCGATATCCACATTAACTGCTTCGCGCAGCTCCATGCCTTCTGAATCATTCTTCAGACGCTCCGGCGCATCGACGTTGTTAATCCCAAGGAATTTATCGTAGCGAGGCATCAGTAACCTCCGTACCGCACAGTTCCCGCACGCCGCCGCCCAATCTTCCTATCCGCTGCGAACTGCGCGATCCGCTCTTCGAACATAATGCGCATCCGATCTGCGGCCTTCGGATCATACACATCCGCGTCGTGGTCGTTATAGGCCAGAGCCCGCGCGTACCACAGCATCGCCAACTGATGCTCTACGTCCGAAATCTCCGTTGAAGCAGAGGAAGCGGTGATCTGTCGTTTTGGAAGATAGGAGTAATACAGAGTGATGGAGTCATCTACAACCGGATACGGGACTAACCGAATTGTGCCTGTTGCATAGTCCAGTATCACTGCACGCGGTGTACCGCGCTGCGTCTCCCACTGCAATGACCCAATCGCGCCGTAATCGTCCTGATAGACCTGATCGACAGCTTCGTTCAGATTAATCAGGCGAAGTACTGCGCCGTTTGAGTCCAATATGGCACGCTTTATGCGGTAGACGTGGGAAGGGATAGGGACGTCGCCGTTATTTGCGGCCAAAGCAGAAAAAGACTGAGATTCGGTCAGAACCTCAGTCTTTCTGCAGAACTCACGCTGAGCGAGATCGATAAACTGAATGATGGCATCGTCGGACCACAGAAAGGGCTCCGACGTATCATCCATCTGCCTACGGAATTCGTCCAGCAGCTGCTCTACTGTTAACGCCATCAGTCATTCTCGCCAATCTCACCAGCTTTGTACTTATACCAAAGATCCTTGATTTCAGTACGATCGACCTTGAACCACAGCCGCTCGTTGACCACCTTGTCCTTCGGTACACCGCCAGCGGTGAAGTCAGTCCGGTTGTTGTCCTTGATCATCTCCTCGAATACGCCGATGATCACCTTCTCGCGCTCAGCGCCGACGGGGACTGGGCGGGACTCAGCGGGTTGGTCCTCAGCCGGGGTAACGACTTCACCTTCCGCCGGGACCGCGCCGGCAGCCATGGCATCCGATACCAGCTCGGGCGGGGTATAGGTCGGTTCGCCCTTTTTGTAGTGGATAGCGTGGCCGCTCAGCCCTTTGATCGTAATATCCCGGTTCATCACCAGATGCATTGATCGTCCTCCTTTCTACAGAGAAAGGGGGGCCGTAGCCCCCCAGTCAATATGCAGCCTTAGACGGGCTGCGACTCGTTACCACGACCCTCGATGACGTACTCAACTTCGAGGAACCCGGCACCTGCGGTCGGCAGGGCGGTCGCATCGGCATTGGGAGTCCATGTGATGTACACAGAGCCCTTGCCGGTACCGTGGTCGTTCTGATCGACCGTCAGGGCGTTGACCCCTGTGGTCTGACCATTGAACGGGCCGCCATACCGAGCCTGAGTGGTTCCATCACCCACATCCAGACTGTCCGCCGGGGTTACGCCGCCAGACGAGTTGAAGGCAGTGGTGACCGCCAGCTGACCGCCGATGACCCGAGCACCTCCGGGGAGATCAATGGCCGCAACGGCAATACCGGAACCCTCAACTGTAAAGTCGGAGTAGGTGAAGTCCACTTTGGCGCGGAGGGGCCACTGGCGGTTGGGATTCTTCTGAATAGCCATGATTGCTTACCTCCTTAGATAGCCGTATCGATGCAGAGAACACCGAAGTCTTCATCGGTGCCGCTGATCTGGGAGCGGAAGACCGGCTTCTTCATGCCCATGATCTTGCCAACAGAGATGCCCTGCTGGTTGTCATAGTCGAAGCCCTTTTCGACCCACTCCGGGATACCGATGTCGGCATAGCCCATGGCCTGAGCACCGCACAGCAGTACCCGTTGGCCGTCGACATTACCAGCAGCGCCCCACTTGGAACCACTCGGCAGCCCAGTGGTGTTGAAGACGTGCCGGTACTCGCGGATAGCAAGGCCATCGACATAGATCACGTCCATGCCCTTGAACAGCGGGTTCATGTCGGAACGCTTCATGGCGTTGCGGTAGGCAGCGAGGAAGTCAGGGTCGAGCTTCAGCTTCGCCATGCCACGCGGCGTCAGGAAGACGTTGTATACCTCCAGACCTTCATCACCCCGGATGGGCTTGATGTAGTTGTCCTTGGCATACGCCTTGGCCTCCACCAGCATGTTCCAACTCACGTAGTCACCGGTGCCGATGGCGCCGTTGACCAGCGTGGTGTGGTCAACAGAAACAAGCGACTTGGTGCCCTCGTCCCATTGGAGATGGCGGCGACCGGTCGGTGCCGTGACATCAGCGGCGTACGACAGGTACGGCAGGTCAGAGCCGGTACGCAGTGCGCCGTTGGTGTGGTAGGCGTAGCTGACGCCGGACAGGGTCAGGAAAGCCAGCTGGTCGGAACGGTCAGCCAGCCAGTAGGCCAGTACGTCGCGGGAGTTTTCCCGGAAGCGAACCACCGACTTCTGCTCAGCCATGCGGCCTTCGTGGCGGTTGGCATGACGCAGCTGATCGATCTGGATGACCTGATCGTACGCCTTGTTGGCCTCTTCGTTGCCTTCCAGCGTACGATCCCCAGCGACACCGTCACCTTCCAGATCGGCCACCAGCGTAATGACGGCGCGAGCGCCCCGCTCGTCTTTGGTCAGTTCAGTGATCCGCTGGATCATGGCGTTGGGGCCATCACCCATATAGCGGTTCATGAACTGGTAGTTACGAGCGGCTTTCCACGTGTCTCGTGCCCAGACTGTTTTTTCTTCGGTAGTCAGGGCACCATAATTCGTAGTAGCCATAGTGCTACCCTCCTATATGGTTCAACAAATTTTCACCCTTGCCAGATATCGCCCTGACTAGCGAAGCCCACCAGATAACGGTCTGGAGAACCGAGGCCCGTATCGTGGGCCCATCCGATGATCCAAGTATTTACCACTACTTCCGGTGTGTCAAGTCGCGTTGGGCACCAGCATCCAATCATCTGCCATAATGTCCAGCTGGCTCGCCAGCCACGGCCCGATACGGCCGTCTGCATACTTCATATCGATGTGCGGCGTGTACTCGATTTCTGTCCCTTCCGGAAACATCGAGACCAGCGGTTCGCGGTTGACAGTGAACTTGGAGCCATTGACCAAGAACACATACATACCCTTGCCATTCCATCCAGACCGTGCAGCCAGCGACCCGGACTTGATGTAGGGAAGAACCTCCTCAAAAGTCATGACGGTATTCTCCTGTATTGAGTTAAAAAAGAACGGGGCAGGGGGTGCCCCGTCCAAGGGCCCGCTTTGCGGGCAGGAGCAAACTACGGGCTGATGGCGTCAAGCACTTTCCGCGCCCATACGCGGTCATGCTCTTTGACATCCTCCGGCAATTCGTCGTACGGCACAAGGAACTGCTCCCACCGTTCCCTGCGCTCCTCAGACAACTTCTCTTCAGTCATGAGCGACTCTGCCCACGACATCCATTGCTCATGCTCAATCTCGGCGATGATCTCAATCAGATCACTCTCCGTCCCAATCATACGAAGTCACCTCGCATAGCTCGTTTGGTCTCCTCCGGCAACGCATCGTACTCCTCCTCTGTCAGCTGCAGCGGGTCGGGGAGAGTATCCTTCGCACCTGCCTTGTCGCTG